TAGTAAGATAAACTTTATCCAATCTAGGAAGATAGAATGAATAACTTAATAATAGAGACCTATCAGATGCTAAAATATTTTGAGAAGAATTTCCTGAAGCAGTAAAAGATCTTCCTAAAAATTCAAAAGGAGAACGTGATGTTCCTGAAAACTCACTTACTCTAGGTCTTATATCAATAATATCACTTACTCTACAATCATTAATAGTATGTAATTGTTTATAATTAAAATTCTTATAAGAATTTACAGTAGTAATATCTCCAGTATCAGATGCTGTAAAATATGCAGACTCAAATATTATTTTTAAAGGTTTAACTGGAGCGTCATATCCAGATTTTCTTACTATTCTAGCATAATCGTAAATAGTATTTCTTTGTCCATCATCATAAGTAAATTCATCAGTTATATCATGAGAACCTATTGTAAGAGAACCTATTGTACCCTGAATTCTAGATGAAGTTGCATAAACAACTTCTCCAACTTGGAATTTTGAATCATTTAATTCAGTATAATTAACAGAAGAATCAGTATTTTTAGAAACATAAACAGCACGTGCTCTACTACTAAGACCCATCAATACTTCTCCAATAAGAAAATCTCCAGTTTTTCCTGTTGGGCTATTAATAGAAGAAAAATTTATTATAGGTAAAGTAGCAGCACTAGTATCATTAGATTCATATATTCCTAATACTTTAGTAACATCTGGAACATTTAGAGAAATTTCAGCATCTTGAACTCTAGTACCATAAACAGTATTATAAGTAAGACCATCATTCAAAGTAGTAGTTCCAATACCAGAAATAGAACTAGCAGATCCTACTATATTAAGAACATTAATCGATTGCCTTTCTTTAATTTTTTCTCTTACTTTTATTTTACGTAATGTAGCTATTAATTTAGCTCCACTATTAGTTCCCAATCCATTAATTATTAGTTGAGTAGATCCTTGATTAAAATCAAATTTATCTGCTGATAAAGGTTCTACAGTTCCATCAGTTCTTATTAAAACATAATCTTCTTCATCATAAGGCAAAAATGTTTCTAAAGCACTTCCAGTACTAATACTATTGGTAGAATTATCTGTAATAGTAATATCAAATTGTTTTTTAATTGTGATATGAGATTCTGTTAGATCTACATTTTGAATATTATTTTTAGGTAATTTTGTAAATAAAGTATTATCTTCTGAAGTTTGGAATTGGGAAGTAAGTACCTTGAAATTTGATGGATTTATAGGTCCAGAAGTAGAATCACCAGCTATTATTGTAGGTAATCCACCATCACAAATACCAGTAACACTACTAACACCAGAAATAGTTAAAGAATTTTTAGAAACACTTTCAACTCTTGCGTATGAAACAGTACTTTTACCTGGATTACTATACTCTACAATATTTCCAACTGTAGCAATTCCAATAAAGAACTTATTAGGATCAGTACTAGTAACTGTAGAAATTCCTAAAGATGCTCCTGAAGTAGTAGCTGCACTAATATTAACTTGACCTATATTGGAAAATAATTTTTGCTGTACGTCAGAATTGAAAGTACTTGCTGTACTTACAGTTCCATGAATGGATTTAATATCACTAGTAGTATGTGAAGTAGACCCTACAGAAATAGTCCCACTCTCTACTCCATTAAAAATTAATTGTTCTCCAGTAACAAATGTTCCCTTAGTATTATAAGCAGTAACAGCAGTACCAGTAGAATTATATCTTAAATATCCACTAGCACCACTTGATTTTCCTTTAATATGAGTTGGTACAACTAAAGCCTTTTCTGGATTAGTATTTAAAGTTATATTAGTATATGTTTGAATATCATATAAAGCAATATCCCATTCATTTTCTGCTAAATTAGAAGAATTGTAAGAACCAGATTCTAAAGCAAAATCATATACGCGTGCTAATCCAATCTCTTTACCAGCAGCAGTTGTTGCAGCAGCTCCAATTCTTTGATCTCTTAAACTAACAGTATAATCAGTTCCTAATCCTATTATAGGAGATCCAGAAACATTATTTAATGTAAAAGTAGGACCAGTAACATAGTTTAAACTTTGATCTTCTAAAGTTTTTACAGTTCTTGGTTTTGGAAAATCCAAATATGTAGGAGATATTGTCTCTACTTCATATCCTTCAACATATGCCTTTCCTGGAGAAAATTTATAAGTTCCTAAATTCTCATTAGGTACATTATCATTATAAGTTTTTTGATTAGCATTGAAAAGTCCATTATTTCCTTGCTCATTATTTAAAGTATTTTTAACAGTAAGTGAAAATGGTTTAATATAATAATTACCAGATTCATCAAAAGTTCTTCTTGCTATCTCATTTTCTATTTCATTATAATCATTTTCTTGACGTGTACTTATTAAATTACCATACCTAACCTCCATCAATTCTATAAAATTAGATGGTTTAGGTTCTTGGTGGGAAATAGAAACCAATTGTACAGATATGGATAATCTATCAGCACCAGGTGCTGTATAATTACTAAATCCAGCAGAATTATCTGTTAAAGATGGATCTAAATCAGAATTAACAATACTTTCATTAACTTTTATTCCTATTTTACAACTTTTATTATTAATATAAGGATCTATTATAAGAGTTTGTTGACGTACTTCTACAAAATATCCTCTTACAAAATATATACCAGCTGATAAAATAGCAGCAGATCCTACAAATGAACATTGACCATTAACTACTTGAGCAACAGGTTCTCCAGTTTGAAAAGTAGTTCCATCTTTTGTAGTTATTGTAGTATTATCTAATAAAAGACTTTCTCCACTCACAAATACTTCATTATCTTCTCCACCAGTATTTAAATAAGTAAGAAATAAAACATACCAATTACCTTCAGTACCTTTACCTATAAATGATTTAATTTTAGCTTTAACTCCAGACCTACTACCAACTACCACCTTACCCATCAATTTTGTAAGATAAGAATTTACATCTATACCTTCATTAGATACTTGAATTCTAACTGATGGATATGATCCATTATATCTTGCTCCTCCTCCAGTAACAGAAGCACCATCTTTAAAAATATGTTGCCCAAATTTTTCAATCTGATTCTGAAGAATAGATTGAATTCCTGTTAATTCTCTAGCCTGTACTGGTACTCCAGGTTTAAATAATATTTTACAATAAGTCTTTTTACTATCAAAATCGTCAAAATAAGGAGCGACGTTTAGATTGGTTTCCTGTGGCATGATTCTTTAGAATTGCAAAATGACTTTGATATCTTCTCTTTGGTTAGCAGACCTAGTAATAGAAGGTCTGTTATCAACATATATTATATTTCCAGAGTACTTCTTAACTTCAGGATCTGAAACACCAGCAGTAAAACTCTGTCCAAGGTAATATGTTCTATTATTTATTACAGTACTTATACCAGGACTTCCTGAAGATCCAAAATTAGTATCAATACCTAAAGTACCTTCATTACTTGCTATATTTACACTTCCTCCAGTTGTTGGATATGGTGTAAATGAATGTAATGAATATCCATACTTAGGATCTGTTTTTAGAGATCCATCTGTATTAAATCCAACTAAACTTTTATCTTGCCAATATTTCAAAACTCCTGTTGTTTGATCATAAGAAACAACTCTACCTACTGCAGTTGAACCAACACCTACAGTTTGGGTTACTTGTCCATCTAAATCAAAAGTAGCAGTAGTATAACCTGCTCCAATAAGTTTTAATGCATATAAAGAACTAGCTTTAGAAAGAGTTAACTTTGAAGTAGATCTAAAAACTTCAGGATTCTCTACAATACCAATTCTAGCAATTTGGTTTCCTGTTATAAAGTCTGGATTTTCTGAATCATTTTCAATTTTAGAATAAATCAAAACATTGGTTGCTCCCAATTCTCTATAAATATCTGATCCATGACCACCTTGAGGTGGAACAATAACATTAAAAACAGGAATTGTAGTTCCAGTAGGAACTCCTCCAGTTTCCAAGTCTACAGTTCCATAAGTATATCCAGATCCACCTTTTGCTATATTAATAGATTCTACTTTAGCATCATTATTAATAACTATAGTTGCTTCTGCTCCAGATCCATCACCAGCAATAGGAACTCCAGTATAAGTTCTATTAGCAGTTCCTATACCTGCTCCCCTGTTAATAATAGTAGCAATTTTCAATTGTCCACTAGTTGATGCATTATCTCTCACAGCAGCATTATCTGAACTTGTTTCCCAATCAGTTGGGACAGGCATAAAATTAGTAGAATCAAATTTTGCTATATCACTTGGTTTTATAGTAAATAAGTATTTCCAAATATACCCATCTCCACTATCACCTGCTGTTTTAGGTTCAAGATCAGTAAATGTAGGTTGATCTAGAGAAGGTCTTCCAGTAGTATTCTCTGGATTAGTACCATTTTGAAGACAAATATAAACTTTAAAATCTTCATTTACTACAAAATATTTTGCTGAATATAAATTAGTAGCACCAGAAGGTTGAGATGTATTTGTTCTACTAATATCTCCACGATACATGTCATAAGTTATACCTGAGGTCCAAGTATGTTTGCTAACTACTCTACGTATATCAGAAGATGTTATCTTCTTCAATGCAATCATAGTATCCCAATAATCATCTTCTTGATCAAAACTATCCTTAGGTGCTGGAGGATTAGCATCCCAAGTAGAAGAATAATTACTAGCATTAGGCAAACCAACAAAAGAATAATATGAATTTGCTGTAGAAGTTGCTGTAGAAACAAAATTCTTCGCATTCAATATTCTAAGTTGATCAGTTATAATGGCTGACATTTTTACTTATTTTTTAGTTATTTATGTGTTATAATTTACGTATCTTAAAGGATTAACTCTTTCAACAATAGCTGAAGTAGTTATACCAACTAATCCATCACTATTACCAGCATAAGAGTTAAATACTCTAGATTTTCCTCTTGGAGCAGTATCAATTCTACCCCAACTATATTCACCAAAGAATTCGCTATATCCAAGACCAGTTAGTCCATTATAATCTTGAACACTTACTGTTACTTTAGCAACATATGTTTGTCCAATTCCAAGACCAATAGTTTGACCTATAGAAACACTAGCAACTTCATAGACATTATCTAAGAAGGAAGTTCCTATACCAACCACAGTACCATCTTGATACAGAGAAGTTACTGAAGCACCTACATTAGAATTAAATACTGTAAAGTAATATCCAGTAGAAATTCCACTTACTGTTAATGCACTTCCTACAGTAGCAGCATTTCTAAATAATGACTCCTTAGGAAGAAGTAAATCAAACACAATACCAGTTGATGCTACACCTACAGATGTTGTAGATATACCAGATATAATTCCAAAATCACCAGAATATGATACATTCTCAATAGTTTCTATTGAAGTAACTGATTTGGGTTCTCCTATTAGAACTGCTGGAGCAGCAGTGCTAGTATAAGCAAATCCACTAGTAGTTCCTCCATAAGAAACTGTAATAGCATTTACAGTTCCAACACCACTAATAGTAGCAGTTGCTCTAGCACCTTGAGATGTTGTCAAACCTATAGGAGTAACAATAGAAACAGTTGGTGCTATAGTATATCCAACACCAGGATTTGTAATATCAAATGATGTTACAGTTCCAGCAACAGAAACAAATGCAGTAGCAGATGCTCCAACTAAACTATCCTGTGACATGATTCTAATATCAGTTTGTCCAGTGTAATTTTCCTTAGAACTATCAAAGAAGGTTCTAATATTAGAAACATAAATTACAGTTGATCCTACTCCAACTGATTGAATAATATTAGTATTAGGATATATTAGTGGTTCATAATGAGGTCTATCCTTAGTAACTGCCACTCCATCTATAAACTTATCTTTAGTTTGCCTAGACCAATTAAGAGATCTTTCAAAAGTCTCATTAGTTGTAATTCCTGGACCAGCATAAGGATTAGTATTAAGACTGTCCGATGAATTAAGATTGGTTACTGTTCTCTTATTTTCTTCCAAAGAAATATCTTGATCATATAGTTTAACTTCATCTCCTTTTTTAATTGTTTCTAAAATATCTACATTAGTAACATCAACAGATCCAGTTCCTTGATAGAAAAGAATCTTAGAAGTATCTCCTTCTTTAGGAGCTTCCATAAAGGTAATATAACTACCACCTTTAAAGTTATATCCTACATCAGGAACCTGAAGAATATCATTAATGAATACCAACAAAGCAACTTCAACATCAATATTAGATCCTGGCTTTGATTGAATAGTTTGTTGAACTCCATTCAAATTTAATGCAAAAGAAGTTGTTTTGCTATCAAATAATGAATCTAAAGGATCTAAAACTTGGAAATCTCCAACAGTCCATCCAGCAAAACTATCACTAATAGTTTCTTGAATAGTTAGTTGGAATTCTCTAAATTCAGAAGCACCAGCAGTTGGAATACCTACAGTACCACCAACACCTATGGTTAACTTTTGAGTTTCACCATAACCATATCCTTGGTTAATAACTTCAAAATCAATAACACTACCACCTAAACCAACTACTATATTTGCTCTTGCTTCTGATCCTACTCCAGATTGATTTGAAGAATAGAATAGAGGCATGTTGCTATATGATAATGGTTCATCTATAACAACTGATGGTGGATTGGTTGATGTATAACCAGTACCAGGATTAGTAATAGCAATACTTACAATATTACCACCACTTATAGCAGCAGTACCTATAAACTCAATATTAGGTGCTCCTGTACTTAAAGTTTGAACACCTACATTAACTACTGTCTGAATACCAGATCTATATCCAGAACCACTATTACCAATGCTTACAGAACTAATAGTACCTAAACCAGATACTACAACAGTACCACCTGCAGCAACCAATGGTTGATACCCTAATCCTTCAGTTGAACCTACAGAAACAATAACACCACCAAGAGGAACATTGGAAGTATTAGGATCATATGATACTGAAGAAATAGATCCTGTAAACTGAATACTACTAATACCAACATTAGAGGCATTTTTACCCTCTATAATTGTATAGTCTCCAGGAACAGATACTCCACCAGTATATCTCTGGGGTCCTTGAGGAACCTGATTAACTAGCAATATAGCATTACTAGTAGAAAATCCTGTTATATTACTTCCGTCAGACTGAAGAGTAAACTCAGTAGACAATCCAGTAAAGTTGCCAGAAATATCATCAAAAATATAGTTACCAGAATATGGTTCATTAGAACTACCAGTAAGACCAGATCTCATGAAAGATCTTCCATTAAAGGATGAATGAGTAGCAATACCAACCCAGTCCCTTTCGTCTGGTTCATTGGTAGTAGTTGAAAGTGGAACTAATCCAACAGGAGCAGTAAAGAAGTTAACAGTACTATCAACAATATTATAATTTCCTTCTACCTTAGTAATTAAAGTTCCATCAGTATAACTATCAACTTCAGTTCCCATCCAAGGTCTAGTAACAAGTAAAACGTTAGTAGCACCCAATCCAACAGAATCCACCTTCATAATTTCACTACCAATCTTCAACATATCACCACCAGTAATAGAGGTGATACCTGATATTTTAATCTTATCTGTAGTAGCAGATACATCAGCAGTAACAGTAGTAGTTACAGCAGTAGAAACTATAGGTGATTGAATTACATTATCAATACTCAATATACACCTTGAGTTTTGCTTCTTAGAAGTAAAGGAATGGGAAGTTCCAACACCAACAGCAGTAATATCCAAATAAGTAGGTGTAGTTTTTAATGCATTCTCAGCAGAAGTAGCAAGTCTAACAGTAGAGTCGTCAACCTTAACAGCATAAACAGTAGAAGGCATCTTATCTGTAGTACCATATCCAGTTATAGCTTGTGACTCAATTTCAATTGCTGAAGTAGTACCAGCACCAGTGTATCTGTAAGATAGTTCTTCACCAGTAACAAAGTAGTGATCAGGCAATCTAATAGTATCTTCAGTTAAGCTAACTGTAGTTGTAGCACTTCCTACAAAGTCTCTCTTAAAGATTGGAAGTTGTCTATGCTTAAGATCAAATGCCCTCTTAACATCAGTCTCAGTAGCAGTATAAGCACCAAATCCAGTATCAATGGTAGCATTAGTTAAATCTATCTCAGTAATCTCATTTGCCTCATCAACTAATCTTAAAGCAGATTGGAATACTCTAACTTGAACATTAGCACTTGCTATGGGAGTAAATGTTAAAGTAGTATAATCTCCAGAAATAGCAGCATCAAAATCACCAAGATTGGTTACAGTTTGATTGATAGCATACTCTGTTATGAAAGCAGTAGTGCCATCATCAACTACTATAACTTCAGATATTTGATAATGACTATTAGTAGTATCTTCTACACATACAACATAATATGCGCCATTAAATGTCTCAGATTCATACTGTGCTACAGTAGTAGCAGATGGAGAACCACTAGAAGATATAGAAGTATATCTAGAATCTAAATTAGCAGTATTTAATGATGTAGTACCAACTCCAGCAGATGAAGCATTTCCAAAATCAACATGAACAGTATTAGCAACATATGTACTTGCAGTAGATACTGTAGGATGAAGATCTAAATGAACTCTAGATCCAGCAATATAAGCACTATAAGTTCCTAGACCAGGTTCTCCAGAGGCACTACCAACATTACCTGTAGTTAATTGTCCATACTCAATCATATCAACATTAGTTCCATCATGAACCAAAGTTATTTCATCATGTTCCCAATATGATGCATCACTAGCAGCATATGCTACTAGAACCTTAGACCCTCTATAAGTGGTAGCAAAAGAGACAATATTATGTTGTGTGGTAATTCCTAAAGGTATAGTTGCTGTGCTACTTACAATATTAACAATACCACCCAATCCAGTAGAACCTACTCCAGCGACACTATCAGAAATATTAAATGCTATGTTAGAAACATCATAATTATTATACTTAAACTTCTTAGGATAGAATAAAAGTCTTCCA